AATAACTGTACCACCAGAGTTCTTTAACGCAACTTTATTTGCTCCAGTTAAATCATTTGCAATGTCTGCTTGTGCTATAAATCCACTATTAGGAGCACTTAATACAAATTCTGAACCTCTACCATCCGTAGGAATAGTTGAGTTGTTTATTAATTCAACAGTTCTTGGTTTGTTTATATCAACATAGGTTGTCTCAAGGTTTTCTAATTCATAACCACGAACGTATGCTTTACCTGGTGATACTGCAATATTAAATATATCTTTAGTTGGAGTGTTTCCATCATCAGTTGTAGTGTTAACTTCAAATACACCGTTGTTTATTCCATTATTTAAACATTCGTCTTTTGTAAAATCATATGCTCTTACTTCATAATCACCAGATTCATCATAAGTTCTTCTAGCAAGTATGTCTTCAATGCTTGATGTTTGTCTATCTTTAACAATATTTTTAGTATATCCTTCATCTAAACGTAAAAGTTCAATAAAATCAGTAGCAGAAGCATCTGTTAGTGATTTCTTAGATAATATTGCTTTTAACTTTAATCTATGAGCACCAGGTGCAGAGTAGTTAGAATATCCCTGTGATGGATCTGTTAATGTTGTATCTTCCTCTGGAGTTACAATTTCTTCTAGTATTTGTAATCCAACTTTATATGAAGGAGTTGTGCTAAATTGATCAAGAACAATCTCTTGTTCTAACACTTTTACAAAGTGTCCTTTTGCAAAGTAAACACCTTCAGTAATCTTAGCAGAAGATCCTACATAGGAAGCACTTTGACTGACACACTTAGCAAAGTCAGTGTTTGCCTGTATAACAGTAGTTCCAATACTAAATGAGTCCTGTGCTAATATAATTTCGTCATCAGCAAACGTACCACTAGTATTAGCAGTACCAGCAGAAATATATTTTACATATAATGTCGTCTTACTCTTCTCTGACTGTTCAGAAGTTAATGCATTAACTACTTTTGCTTTAACACCTGTAGTGTTACCAATAATTGTTTGTCCTACGATATAAGGTGTAGTTGAACCTGAGGGTGTAGCAACTAATGCGTTACTAGGTATACCAAAGTATTCTTCTTCTATTAATATTGCAGAATATTGTAAATCGAAACCAACTTGACCAGGAACTACCTGATCTCCTTCTTTGTAAATACTCTTTCCAAACTTTTCTATCTGATCCTGTAGGATAGATTGTGATTGTGTAAGTTCTCTAGCCTGAAGTGGATATCCAGGACGAAATAGCACCCTATGAAAATTCTTATCAGGGTCAAAATCCTCAAAGTATGGAGGTGTATTAAGATCTGTGGATTGAGGCATTTTAGAACTCTAGGATAATCTTAAAATCTTCTGTTTGGTCGTCGGCTCTTGAAATAGTAGCCCTATTATCTATGTAGATGATCTCACCAGAACCTCTTGTCAGTTCTGAATCTTTTACTGCAGTTGATGCATCAGAATCAACAGTTTTCTGTTCAACACTTCCACCTATAGGTGTAATAGTAACGTTCTCACCAGCAACGAAGTTAGGTTTAGTACCTGTACTAGTTAGACCATATTGTAAAACGTTTTCTTGAGTGTAATATATTGTGAAAACACCATTAGCACTTTCATAATGTATAACTCTTCCAGTAGCACCACTAGTAGCACCCTCTATCTTAGCATCGTCATATGTACCATCAGTAGATGAAGATAATGCTGAAGTTATCTTAAGTTGCTTTGTACCTATTGCAATACCAGAAGATGTACTGACAATCGGATTATAAAGTAACCCAACAATATGAAAATCATTACCAAAGAGGAAATCATCCTTTTCCAACTTGGCGTGCATCGCTATTCTATAACCACCTAATTCTCTACCTATTTGTTGTCCTAATCCTTCCTTTCCTGTAATAACAGGTCTTAGTATACCATTTGAACCAGTAGATAAGTTAACTTGACCATACGTATAACCTTGACCAGGATTGACTACCTTAATTCCTGTTATACCACCACTTTGATTAGTAGATGTAATTCTAATCTTACCATTAGTACCATCACCAATAATATCGTATTCAGTGTTTGCTAGGTATCCAGTACCTGCAGCGTCTATCAATACATTATAAATTGAACCACCATAGTTAGCAGCTGGTGCTATTACATTTGATGGATCTATTGCACTATCCTCTGGTATGGGAACATATTCATCAGTTTTAAACTTTTCAAAGTCATTTGCATTTACAGTGAACATGTACTTCCAAATATACCCATCAGGTAAAGTGAAAGGTGCACTGGAGGTAGATGTTGGTTCTGAAGTAGATTCTCCAGCACCATTATTATCTAAACACTTATAAACTTTATATTCTGAAGTTACAACATAGAAATTAGTTTCATATAAATGCTGTTCAAAGTTATTTGACTGAACATAGGTTTTTACGTTACCAACAACATTAGTAACATCACCATAATCGTGACGATAAATGTCATATACACTACCAGTTGCCCACTTATTATTTCTAATAACAGAACGCATCTCTGCTGAAGTAACTCTCTTTAAACCAATTATCTGATCGTATATCTTAAAATCTGAACTTTGATTATCTATAGGGTCATTCGCTATGTTGGTTGGAGTACCGTCAAAATTTGTCCAACCAGTTGCTTTTGCAAAAAACAACCAAACCTCTGCCAACGAAGACGCAGGAAGAGCCGAAACACCTGATATACCAGGTATTTCTTTAAGAGCTATAGCATCTTTAAACTTTTCAGCAAGTACTACTCTAAATTTATCAGTTAAAATCGCTGCCATTGTCTGACGGGTTTCTTTTTATTTATAGGACTAGAAATTATAAATAAACTCTACTTTAAAGAACAAATGTTCTTGACCAACACCAACGTTGGTTAGAGAGATAAAGTTATCAGCATCTAAATTTGCTTTAGACGTTGCTAATTTTATCGTATTAATATCAATTACTTCTACATGATATTGAGTTGCATCATCTAAACCACCAATTGCTGTACCACCATCACTGGTATATGAGATCACATCACCAGTAGTAAATCCATGACTAAAAATAGTTATAGTGTTAGCAGTTGTATTTACATAGGTAGTAGATGATCCATTAACTATGTGAGTTGCTACAGTTTGATATTCATTTACAAGGTCATCAACATCTACTGCATGTGAATTTATAGTAGATATATTTTGATCAATAGGGAATTGAGGATCCTCTAGTTTAACGTATAGTAATCTATTTGCTTGATCCCATCTCACTAAAGTAGCAGTTTTAACTGCACCTCCTTGAGCATTAAAGGATATAGTAGTACCATCAATAGTTTGAATACTACCATCACCATTAGTACCACCTACAGTTGATGATAAAAACGTCTCACCAGCTGCAGTAGCGTTTAATTTAACTATTTGATCAAACGGAACATCATAACCAATTTTCACACTTTGCAACTCATCAACTGTACTGTTGGTTCTTGGCACAAATGTATTGTATGTACAATTAATATGCCTTATACCAAAGTTATCTGTAGCTGGTAGAACTAAAGTAAACTCATTATTATCATCATTAGGTGAATTAGGAAGATCCGATGATATATCATTCAAAGTCATTTTAGTTATTTCAGTTGTATACCAAACCTTGGTAGATAAAGGATATGGGGAATTTGTACTACCAAATCCATTAACTGTTGACTTTAAAGTTCTTCTAGCACGTAAGGATTCTCTTATCCTTGCCTTTTTATGTAGATCAGCTTTAAACCAATCTGTTCCATTTGGTGTTGCATCTATACTCTTAGCACCTAATACTAAACCTGCAGAGTCATCTACAGATAAAGTTGTAGAACTAGTAACATTGTTAATTATTCTTGGTTCTACTTCATCTGACTGAATAATAACATCATCTGCTTCAACTACAGCATCAATATCAATACTATCAAAATCATTAGGTGATCCAACAAATATATATCCTTCAAAGTCAGATCCTGATCTTGGTGTAGAAGTAAATTCAACCACACTACCAAGTAAAGTAAATGCTGTAATTAAATCAGGATACGCCTGAGGTCTTCCAAATTGTGTTGTAGATGGTATTTGTAATACACCATCAATAAACAATAGTAAGTTAGCACTTATATTAGTTTCTGGTTTTGCTTTATGAATCAAACTGAATATCTCACCATTAGTGCTTCTTAAATCAAATACAGTATCAATACCATTAAAATATGGTGACATATCTTGAATAGCTTCTAATTCACCAACATAGAAACAGTTAAATGATACTCCATCCTCTGGTGCTTCAGTAAAAACAATTGTAGTATGTTCTGTAGGAAGACCACCATCTACTTTTGCAAGTGTATATGACGTACCTGTTTTTTGAAGTATACCATTTATAATGATGAAGAGTTCTTTATTAGTGTCTATATTTACTCTCTCACCATCTTTCTTCAATTCAAATATTGTTTTTTCACCATCAAACCCTCTATAGAAGTTAGATACAGTAAGGGTTCTTGGAGTTATTTTCTCAACACTACTACCATTTGCAAACACTCTATCATTATTACTGTTCAATTCACCTCTAGTTACAGTTAAGTCATTTGTTGATACATTGCTAACTTTAACTACTTCATAGTTATCAATTACTAAGTAATCACCATTAGTGATACCAGTTGCACTTGTTACTGTAAATACAGTTTCACCTGTTAATAAACCAAATGGTTCATTTAATGTAGTAGCAGTAGTTGTTTCTATAGCAGATACAACACCACTTTCTAATGTATCACTTGAAGCAAAAGCAAGATCTCTATTAGCATTAGTTGTTTCTAACTCCTCTACCCATAACTCATAATGGTTAATTCTAATAGCACTGAGGTCTAAAACTTCAAGAGTTAAACTACCACCACTAATATTAGTAAATGTTACTTGTCTATAAGTACCAGAATCTGGATCATTGTCTATTGCTGATATTTCTAACTCATCATCATTAGGACTGGTTAATCCTATAGAAGCATTATACTTAACTCTATCTCCTACATTTATTCCTATTATATCTGCTAAAGTAAGATTAAATGTAGCAGCGTTAGCAACTGTTGTTGATCCTATACCTGTGTTAACTACCTTACGATTAGTTTCTCTAACTACCCTAGCAATTCTTCCAGAAGATGTAGATGTTACAACATAGTCACCAACAACAAAATCTATAGGATCTTGCTTGACCATAACAACATTCTTACTAATATCATCAAACTGATAGTTTTTTGGAATAGGTTCAGCAATTGCTTGACCATTAATAGTAGTTTGATCACCAATACCTCTTCTTCTATAAAGAATACCCACAAACTGTCTACCTACAATTGAATCAGGATTTACATACCTTTGTGGTGCTTCAAAGAAGTTAATTTTCCTAACACCACTGGTTATTGTCTTATATGCAATATCTGGTGTTTGTATTACACCTGCAATATCTACAAGATACTCTTTAGAGTTAATTACAGTACCAGTTGGTATAACAAGTTGTCCATCTTCAATTTTATAAGAATATTGATTATTAATGATTCCATGAGTGGATGTTTCTAAAGATACACCTAAAGGATCAATCATAACAACTATATTGTCATATGTGAAACTATAGTCAAATACAAGATCTTTACTTGAATCTATTTCATAATCATCAGTTGATTGTAATACACCATCAACCCATACAAAGTAACTTTCTTTAGAAGTAGAACTACTTGGTTTATTAGATAAAGTAACTGCAGTTGCTGCTGTTACACTACCACTAGTAAATTCATTCTTTAAGAAACCATTTAAATAACGAGCATTTAACTGAGATCCACCTGCAAGGTCTTCACTAAATGAAATCTCTCCATCATTACTACCAGAAATAGTAAAACTACTCTTTAACTGACAAACACCATCAATAGTAACTAACCAATTATCTTCATCTATAGTAGGATTATAAACTGAGAATGGGAATGGATTACCTGTTGAATCTCTTAATGGAACATTAGTACCAGCAGTTAATGCAGTAGTTTGTGTTGTACTGAAGTTATGAATAACCATATCTTCATTAAACTGTCTATATGTTAATGTCTCACCTGCAGGCATTAATTCACCAAGATCTTTTACAGATTCAGTAAAATCAAGAGTTTTATCTGAGTCAGTTATAATCCATGATGTTCCATATGTCTGAACAATGTTATCAAGGATAATAACCATCTGATCTACATTATATCCTTCAATATAATTGATATCACCATTACTTTCAGTAGGATTAGTTGGATTTACTACTTTAAGTTCAAATGCAGTTTTTACACCATCAAATTGATCTGATATATCATCAAATACACCAACAACAGATGTTTTTATATCTTTAACGTCAGTAAGTAATTTATTAAGAATATTAACTTCATCAAATCCTTTACTTCTACTAACGAAGTAATTATACTTCTGATTTACTCTAACAATACTATTAACGTCAGTAGAAACCTTTAATTTAGTTTCAGCATTAACAGTTTTCTTACTACTATTCTTTATTTCAGTGTTCGCAAATATCTTATAACCTGCAGGATGTGCTGCCCTTTGATATCCTTCTTTCCATTGAGCAAATGGTGTTTGTGAAGATATTTCATAAGCAAACTTTTGGAATCTTAAACTATCCTGTATCTTATAAACTCCAAATCCAAGATGTGATTTAGTATCTAAGAATTGTTTTGGTGTTTCTACCACAGAATCTAAAACTACCTCAGTAGTAGCAGCATACGCTTGATCTACAAAACCATATGCACCTGAGTTGACACCTACTAGTACATTTCCTAATGATACTTCTTTATTTGAGTTTTCTAATCTAACTATAGAACTATTAGGTTGCCATCCTTGATTTGCTGCAATATATCCAAAGTATTCATCTGTTATATTACTTGGTGAATCTCCAATTATAACTTTTTCATTAGTAATAAATGATGATTTTCTAATAGTTGCAGTAGCAGTTGCTTTTCTTTCTAATAATATTACTTGATAATATTGAACAGTTTGACCTGCAGGTACTATAATTGCTTTATCAAATGCACCACCACTTCCAACAGCATTAGTGCTTAATGGATCAACATAATCTGTACCATTACTTGTATATCTGTTCTTTAAAGTAATAGTGTCAATATATGCATAGAAAATACCACTTTCTACATATCTTTCAACTTGATCTGCTGTATCTGTATAATATGCCCTTATCTTATAAGAATCATTGTCTCTAAAGTATTCTTTAAAGTTAAATTTAAATTGTAGATCACCACTAGTGTTAAGAGTAGTAAAGTAATACTTTTCAATGTCTAATGTAGGTGCAGATGAATATCTAATACCTTCAAATGTAATTTCTAAATCTAATACCTTAGTGTTTGCTACTATTGGTTTCAATCTGACATGACTTGGATCTCCAACAGATAATCCACCACCACTAACAACAATTCTTGGTGTGAAGATATATCCTTCACCAGGATCTGTGATTGATACACCAGAAACTACAAAGTTTTGAGATATTTTTGATATTTGTGGAAATCTTAGTTTTGGTTTATTATCTGATGCTGGATTATACCCATATCCAGAACTAAGTGCTTGAACTGACTGTATAGTACCAACACTATCAGATATAGGTTCTAATATTGCATTTGAACCTGCATCACTGGTAACGCCAGTAATACCAGGTAATATATCATAATCAAATCCACCAGATGTCATGGTAGCAACTTTTATAGGACCTGTTGCAAAAGGAGAAGTTGTACTATACTTAAATGTATTACCATTATAACCACTAATAAATGCACTAGGACTTTCAGGAGTGTATATCTCAAAATTAGCAGTGTTAGCATTAACTACCTTATACTCACCATTAATTGGTTCAGGTAAAGTGCTTATATGTACATCGACAACAGTATTAGCAGTAAAATTAGTAAATCTTAAAACATACTCTGTTAAATCAGAAGAATCTGGATATATTGTAAATGAATCTAAATTACCAAATGCATCTAGAACTTTATTAACATTAACATCAAAATATTGTTTTTGTTTACTAGCATCGCCAGGACTAAAGAAAGATATATCAAATTCATCACTATTAACATTTAATGTATATTTGTATGATGATCCTTCATAAAATGTCTTATAATAGTTACCATTACTTAAAATAAAATCACCTGCACTGAATGTCGTTCCTGATAGAGTTAAATTAAGATTATTTACTGATGCTGTTGCTGCTTGTATTGTTATATCGTCATTTACTGTTAATCCATTATTTTGTGCAATAATTCTAGTTAATGTTCTATTTTTTTCATATTTTCCAACTTTTGCAAAAACTCTACTTAATCTACTAACTGGAGTTCTAGGATAATGCTGCCCAACAGTAGTTCCAAAAGTACCTCTCTCTACTATAAGTAAATGTTGATATGTAGAAGTTAGTATATTAATATTATCACTAACAACTGCAGTAGGATCATAAGTTGTTACACCTGCTAGTATCTCTGCTATAGGACTAGAATCAAATGTACCTTGATCAAACACTAAATCTTGTATATTACTATCACCATCTAAATCTACAACAACAGCTGGTGTTCCACCAGTTAAATCTTGTAATACTCTATCAAGGTATAGGTAATATTGAGTACCAGAAGTAGTTCCAGTTCCATCTACAATTCTAGTTCTTAAGAAAGTATCTTTTTTAGTAATTTGTATATCAACTACGTTTGCATTTTCACTATTAATTTGTACAACGTCACCTACAACAAAAGGAGAACTATCAAACACTTCTATAGCAACACATAGTGTTATAATAGCATTAGTTGAATGTACTGCAGGTGTTGATCCAGCTTGTCCTCTTGCTACAAATATATGTCCAGTACCTAATTTAAGTACTTTCATATACTCGTCATCTATTTTAATGTATTTTCTTTCTGTTGTTGAAAACAAATCAGCAATAGTTCCATTATTAAAACTTCCTAAAGAAAAATAGGAATCTACAGTACTAATATCTTGTGTTAGTAGTGCTGTAGTAACATTGGCATTAACAGAGATACCGTCTATATCATCACCTGCTAATTCTCCAACTTTAGTAGCATCTACTGCTAAAGCAGTATCATATATCTCATCATTGATTGTTGGTTCACCAGTAATACCACTAAGATACATTCTTCTATTAGTTTGATCTACACTGTGTATAGTTGCTTCAAATCCATCACCATCTTTTATTGTCTGCCCAGATGTAAAATGCTGTATCTCATCATAGTATTCAAGATAATCGTATTGTGTAGCAGTAACACTAGTAACTAATTTACCATCTAATACACTAACAAATCCACCAGCTCCAAATCCAGTTGTTCCAGTGTTATCAAAATTAACAACATCACCAATTTTATAAGCATCACCACCTGATACAATATTAATAGAATCAAGAGATGCTAATGCAGATGAAGGTACTGATTTTACACTAAAAGCACCTTGGTCAATAGATTTTGATACTGAAGTAGAATTTTTAGTAACATAACGTTTAACACCCTTAATAGAGTCAATATTTACAACCTCTAAGTCATTAAAATCTTTATAAGTTACTCCTGCAAATTTAGGACCTACAAAGAAAGGAAATCCACTTTGTATAAACCCTGTATTGTCAAAAGTCATAAAGTATGCATATACACCATCAGGATATTCTGGAGTAACACAATATCTACCATTCTGTTCATCTAAATCAGCACCATTGGCACTCCAAATATAATCTTGTGAAAAAGATCCATAACCGTAACTACTAAGACCATCATATAGAGATTGATCATTTCTTATACGATTATTATTATTAGTGTGTTCTCCTGATGATAATGTTCTATATCCACTCCTCATTCTTGAAATCTTAGCAGGATCTGCCCTAAGTGCATTAGTATATCCAAAAGGACCATATATTGGAGCACCATCTAATGCCCAACCTATGATTGGAGAATGTAGTGTAGGATCTGAGAAATCAAACCTTTCTCTTGGAGGTCCTAGTAATGTTAACTTCTTAGCAATTTTACTCTGACCATCCTCCACAATAACCCTATCACCTGATAAAAATAATCCAGTACGTGTTTCATAATATGATCCAATTTGTGTATCATCAAAGTTATTAAGAAGATCCCATTTAGTTACTGTTGGTAGTAATATATCTCCAGAACCTGGTTCTTCAATACTTAAAGTTACGCCAAGATCTGAATAGTTTATACCTTGGTTTATAACCTTTAATACAGTAATAGAACCTGCACTCATGGTAGGTACAATAACAGCACCACTTCCAGTACCAGCATTATCACTGATTGTTATCATTGGAGGACTATTGTAGTTGTTTCCACCATTGATAACTGTTGCTTGTATGATTTTACCATTAGATACAGTTACGAATCCAGTAGCACTACTACCTTTTACTAATTCGTAAGTAGGATCTAATTTATATCTCTTACCTGGATTTGTAACATTGACTTTACTAATAGAACCTGTTACAAAAGCACTCAATATAGCATTTTCAACTACACCAGCTTGTTGATTCATTATTGGGGTAACTCTTATAGTAGGTTGCTTCGTATAACCCTTTCCAGCATCTAAAATTCTTATTTTTGTAATTGCTCCACCAACTACGATTGGTTGTACTAAAGCTGGTGAAAAATCAAAACCTGTATACTCAGTATCAGTCGGATCTTTAATAATATCAATACTAATGTTACTAGGATAACCTAAACCACCCTTTTCAATATAAACCTCTTTTAATGATCCATCTACAACTAACTCTGCAGTAGCTTGTTCTCCTTCAAACCCAGTTGCTCCTGATGTAGGTACTAATGAAAGATCTGTTCCATCCTCATCTCTAGGTACATCAATAACAATTCTAGGTGGATTATTAACATTATAATGAGTTCCACCAGATTCTATACCAATACTCTCTATTTTACCTCTTGTTATTGTTGTAGCACTCTTCCAACTAAGAATAGCAGTTCCATCTACCAAGAATCCTACAGGTTCGTTTGTTGGTATAGTTTCTTTACTTCCTTCTGGACTACGTTGGAATGTTCTAGGAAATTGTCTTATATACTTTGCATCTTCAAGTAAAACTTCAGATGGTATAAGATCTGCATCATTTTGTGGATCTCTAAAGAAGTTATAGTCAGGAATACTAGATGTATAAACATATGTTGAATTATCTTCATACCAAACGGTATTAATGCCCGTTAGGAATCCTCTTCTAGTTGTACATGGTATAGTGTCATTAAAATCCCAACTATTGATAATTCTATCGTCTACTTCAATAATATCTGATACTTGACCAATATCTCCAACTTGATATGAAGTAAGAGTAGAATCTACACTAAATCCAGCAACACCTGCATATATTACAAAAAATACAGCTGGTCTACCTTTTACAGTTGCCAAAGATGCAGAATCGTAAATTGTTTCGCCAACTTTATATCTTGTACTATTAAAGTTCTTAACTTTAAAATAATTAAGGGTTTTTCCCGTATACTCTACTAAAATCTCACCAATACGTAAATATCCCGTTTCTGGAAACTCATAAGTAGAATCTACGTATAATTTGTCATCAATTAGTGTTGAAGTGATTTTTGTGAATCTTGTTGGGTTTAAAAGTTCACCATTTGATAATTCAACCTCATATACTTGACTTGAAGAAGAAAAGACGTTTTCTACGGTCTGAATTGGAAATTCATTACCTCCTTGCATAAATGAATCACCATTAAGAGATCTTGGATCGTAATTATCTAAAGATTCAATCCTAACAATCTCTTTACTCTGATAAGTTGCATTTGAAGCGTCAATTAACGATTCATTGTAATTTTTAAGTTCTGGTTTCTCTTGAAAAAGGAATTTGAAGTAATAATCAATACCTTGAGGTGTTCCTTTAGAAAGATAGAAATCTTTTGCTCTTTTTAGAAGAAAATCAACATTTACAAGGTCTAAATTATCAACTAAGGTATTTGATGGAAAATCTATTAAATATTGCTCTCTAATTTGTTCTAAAAAGTATAGAATGTAATTATATGACTGATTATTGACAATAGAAGCATCTGCATGGTCAGCAGCGACTGTTACAACGTTTGGAGTAAATCCATCAGTAACAGTTAAGGTGTTATATGTCCATCCTCTACTACATTCGTTAAAATTAGTTTTATTGTCTGATGTATGCTCTAATCTCTTATAAAAGATGACCTCAGAATCAATTTTAAGCAGTCCGTTATTTAAGGGGAAGTCAACATGCCCTAAAACTGTAATAGACGTGTCTGAGGCGGTTATAGCACCGTCTAGGGTTGCTTGTGCATCTGCTTCTGTGTAAGTATCAATATCTACAAGTTCTGTAAGCCCATTTAACAAGTCAAGAGCATTTCCATTAGTTTCTAAGAACCTATAGTAGTCCTTAAAGAAATTAATGAAATTTGGATACTCATTGGACAGATAATCTGGAACCTGCTGTTCAATGGAGTTTGATACTTGTAAAGAATTGAACATTAGCTAGAAACTGGTGTTTGACCTACTCCTGATGTTCTAGATGAAGATGAAATATCATCTAGGATTGTTGTAACTGTAATATCTGAATCTGCTATTGTTAAATAGAGATCTCTCAAGGCAATAATGTCGTTAGATGCAGGAATCATTGATACAGAGATGTATGGAGTTCCTCCGACTGTAGAACTTATGTTAATACCATTAATATTTATTTCACCCATCGAATAATCAATAGTTCCGATGTTTTGACTGTAGTATTTCTTCTCACTTCCGTCTACACGGTAAATTGCAATACTGTTTGTACCGTATTTCTCCAAATACCAAATATATGACTGATCTTCACCAGTCAACTTAAATCCAGTTGATACTAAGTCAGTGTTTTGTGAAATTACGTTACCATAGCATATTGTGTAAGATGCAAAAACATTAGTCAGTGCAGTAATGTTCTTTTTCATCCGAATACGTGTAATATTGGATGTTATACCAATATCTGCATCATCAATTAGACCAACAAGCTTGGAATACTTAAATTTACCGTTAAATCTCTCTAAATCTGCAGTGTTACCAAAATTCTGAATTGTACTCCTTACAACATTGGTAATATTTGCTGAATTTCTGCGTGTGTTGTTATTATTGTAATAAACAAAGGAAGTTATCTCCAAATACAAGAAAGAAGGATCTATAATCTCAGGTATAACACTCAATATGGTATATTTCTTGATTGCCTTCTGTAATTCCTTCTTAGCAGTAGTTGTAAGTGATTCTGCACCATTAGGTTTTGCTACAATGTACACTTTTCCATATTGCGGAGGATTTGCTTCTTCTCCACCATATACAGATAAAGATTGTAAGTTTGGATATAGTTCCGCAACTAAAGTTTCATAATCCCGTACAGTTACGGCTCTACGCTGAGAAGAATAATATCTTGGAGCCAAATATTTGATAGATGTAACGTCTTCTGGATCAGATCCCCCAAAAGAATTAGTAGTTACGGTAATTGTTGGTTGTAAATCCGTAATTGTTGTACTTCCACTTATGATAGTACCTACAAATTCAAAACTACTGCACTCATTTGCTAATGCTTTGTTAGTGTTAAGGTACTCAATAGCAATACTATCACCATTTTGTATCTTACGTCCAAATACTCCGTCTCCAAATATAATTTCAAACTGTTCACTCTTATTTTCCTGTACAAAGTAAACTCTATCAGTTGCAGAGATCTCAGTAATGTCTTTTACTGGTCTATATGACAATGGA